AACCGACATTGCTGCTCTTTGAACTTCCGTTCCGCGTCTAATTTGTAGCGACATGTGCTATCTCCGTTATTCTATAGTGTATTTATTCGAATGCACAGAAGCTCAAGTCAAAAAAATAGGGCCCGAAGGCCCTATTAAAGTACTACTATATTACATAGTAGGACCGTTACCACTCTTAAATCCTACGCTTCCGCCTTCTGCTTCAATGTTCTTTATGACATCTTCAAACAGAATTGGAGCAAAGTCTGGAGTTTGTTCCACGCATACACAGTGGTAGCGCACATCGTTCTTATCGCTGTACAGAACTTCTCCAGTTCTAGCATCAACTCCGCGAGCTTGTTTCACACGATTTGCGTGAGTATGTCCGTGAATGTTAGTGCCAAAACGACCCATTGAATCCGAGTGTAACGGAATATGGCTAAGGATCATGCCATTCATAACGTGATAAGCTCTAATGGATCTAAAGTACTTGCTGTAGTCCTCATCTTTGTAGATGTCGTGGTTACCACGAATTAAAACTTTGTCGCCGTTAAGTCTTTCCATGATCTTTAACGCTTTACGAGCTATAACAACGTCACCTAAATGGTAAACTTTGTCGGTGGGCTTTACCCGCTCGTTCCACGCTTTGACCATTGCTTCGTCCATTTCATCTGCGTCATCCCATGGGCGAAGTTTTGTAACACCATCGTTACGTGTGAAGCGACATACGCCGGTGTGACCGAAATGCGTGTCGCTGACTAAAAATACACTAGGCATATATTGCTCCTTTCATTGTTTAATATAGTTATTATAACACCAAAATTTGATTCTGTCAATCACTCAGGCAATGCACATATCTTCCCATGTATCATATGCACAGTTGTCATTGTACCAACCGCCAGACCGTTCACCTGTTCTAGGATTTACCGGAATCTTATAACCCGCCTTAGGGTGTTTATCAAACTCATCTGGAGGGATGCAGAAAAAATTTGGTTTATTAGTAATCCAATTCCACCCAACAATGTAGATTTTTCCTAATTTATTTTCTACACTGCCTATGACATACCGTCTTTTAATACTTACCGAATCGTCTTTTTGTAGTACGCCGGTCTTCATATCTCCCAACGGAGTCTCTCGTCCTATAGAGTCTACTCGAACAAAATCATATCGGTCACCTGCAACTTTACGTGTAGGCTTGTTTAACCTGTTCCTAGTAGCAACTAACAAGTTTTCAAATACACTGCTTAATTGAACTTCACCCAAATCGTACAAATTCATGAAAGATTCATAACTAGTACCAAAAGTTTGACAATATTGTTCTTTGAGACTGTAAGCATACTCTGCTAAAGGTCTTTGTGCAATACGCCATTGATCTGTTGTACACATTTTTAGGTCTTTCTTGTTAGTTAAAATAGTATTATAATACCAAAATTTGATTGTGTCAAACTCGCCAAATTTCTTTAAAACCTTCTTCTTCAGTTGGGTATTCAAAATTATCAATCATACCCTGTACAACTTCCCAAGGGATTGGTTGATCTACACGATTAGCCAAACGTTCCTTTAACACTTCTATTGTAGGAGTTGGAAACACCACAGCAATATGATGATAGTCGTGAAGCATATTGAACTTACGAGCACGACTTTTAACAGTAGTACTAGTTTGATCCCAAAGTACATCACGACCTACTAGTCTAGCGGCAACAACTTCTTTGGCCATTAGTTCAACTGCTGTGGGCATGTATTCTTCAAATACTTCCCTGTAAGTCTTACCTTGCAGTTTAGCATATTCATGCACATGATAATCAGTGCTGACATACTCCATGCCTTCAATCCAGTTTTGACTTCTAAGCCAAGTACTTTTACCTGCGGCAGGCACTCCAATTAATTGGTAGCACTTAGGCACTACCAATTCTCCACACCTGAAATTTCAGTTTTAAATTCGCCATCTAATCCATTAATTGTAGTATGCACAATCAATTCAGTTACACTGCCAATACCGCTACTGTTATCTTGCAACAACTTAAAACTAGTAGCTTCTGGAAACAGGTCCATTGTTGCCAAAATCTTTACAACTTCTTCTCTACACAAGTACATCATATGTCTCCTTCATGATTGGGCATTATAAAGCCCCATTCGTTAACAGTACCATTTACATCGTATGACTTTTCCTGTTCGTCATAAGTCCAACCCAGCACCCGCATCATTTTGTGTTTGACTAACAGGTTGGGAGCCCGGAAACGCTCGCAATCACTGAAGCCCATCATGACACCAACTTCGCAGACAGCACCACTACGGCAAATACCTGCATGGCAATGAACCACAACATTCATGCGATTTTCTTTTGCGTGTTGCAGTAAACCAACAAGTTCTGCGGCCTGTGCATCTGTGATAGCAAACTCACTCAAATCAATAGTCTTGCCATCACCTGTATTGGTCATGCCGTCTCCTTCAATGTCCAAAAATGTAAATTGGTGAACTTCTTTAAACTGATGTTTTGGTGTTGGAAACGCCATATCATGATCCGAAATTTGAATCAGCATACTGTTCTCACCACATGCATGATGCTGTCCTTTTGCTACATTTTCCAACGGTATATTTTCAATCCATGGCATAATTGCCTCCTAAAAAATTGTTACTTCATATGTTGTTGCAGAAGTGCCAGTATCGTAAGAACGACCCGGTCCCAAATATCTGCTGTCAACTACTTTTACTTTTGCAAGTCCGTTTTTAACCAGCTTGGTAGCATGACGCAACTCTGCGCCGCCTGCCTTAGTCACACGACTACCGCTGGCATTGGACCAAACCACATGATCAAATTTTACTTTAAACATTAATGTACACTTTCTTTAGCTTCAACATCACATTCAATTACCCAGTTCTCAAACTGGGTAAACTTGTTTACTTCTACGCCAAGCCCAACTGCTTCGTTTACAAAGTGCTTTAACAGTGCATTGTACAGTTCGTCGGGCATGGTGTCTTTATCAAACTTGATTTTCATACACGTTCTTTCTTTACACGACCAATACGGCTGGCTTTGTTCCAATCGTATGCAACACCGTCTGGACATACACCATTTGCCACAGTGTCTACACCAAAGTGTCCAACTACTTCAAGCTCTGGGCCTCGAATAGTTACAAACACGTTGGTTAGTTTGGCAAATCTCATTGCTTCATTTAATGTAATGAACCGTTCTAGTTCCACATTATTACAAATAACTTTATACATTTATTTCTCGCTTTCTCTTTCTATACGTTTCATTATTACAGTAAGGCCAAATTACTGGTATTACTGCTTCTTCAATTTCGCTAATTTGTTCAGCGGATAAATGATCCAAATTCCAAACTAGTACTTCAAGTGTATCTACATCAACTTTGTGTGTCACTGGAAAGTCTAACACACCCGGTGCTACTCGCTTCTTGCCAATCTTTACATAGTGACTTGGAATTGCTTCCACACCTTCAATAATGTATTTGCATACACCTTCTTTCCATCCTTCTGGGAACATCCATTTGGGTTCTACTTTTTCAACTGGCGTACTGTATAACTCTGCCAAATTACAATCCAATTTTGGACGATGTGTCTGGTGGCGATTGATTACAGTATTTGTTGCCGCCTTCCCAAAGTAAAAATTTACTTCAGGATAGATATAATACAAACCTCTATGGTTGCCCACTTCTTGTCTGTTAATTGCGCCTTCGGTCGTCAAATAAGGTTCAACCCAATCTATTCCTAATTGCTCAAATACTTGTTTGATAGCTTGTACGTTTTGTTTCATGTGTTAATTATAACATCAAAAAGAAACCCTGTCAACATGACGATGACAGGGTGTGTGTTGCAATAAAACAACGAATTAGTTGCAGGGTTTCCACCTGCTTCCACCTCGCATTAAAGTCTGCGTGTCCAAGACTGTTACTAATTTATGTACTATTGCTTGTCCTAAGGATTAGGTACCTACCTTAGCGACTCATACTGAGTTAGTAACCAACTCGCTGCCTCTTACAGACTGTAACGATCACTCATCACAGTCTTAAGCATGATGCCTTCTGGAGTGAACTGATCCAAATCAGCGGCTAGCAAGCTAGTCATTATACTTGGACTAAATCCACTTACCAATGCGGCACCACTCTTGTCTGCCTTAACAGGCACGTTGTCTGAACTGTTTAGGTTCCAGAAAACAATCTGCGGCGCAGTGTAACCTGCATCTGCGAACTTGCGTTCGATCATTTGCATTGCGCTGTCGTCGTAACGGGCGCATTGGTCAAACTGCATGTCTGACAAGATCAGCAACATGGCTGGCATGTCGCTGGCTGGTACTGAACCCTTAACTGCAACGCTTAGGATCTTGTCCATAGCGGCATGCAAGTTAGTGCTCATGTCCCAATCACTCTTGCTCATTTGAGCAACCTTGTCAACAATGTTACCCTTTAGAGTAACAAGTTGTGGCTTGCTAGAGAAAGTCAAGAAAGTGTCCTTGAACACACCCTTGTTCTTGTCTGCTAGGTACAAGCCCAAGCTGATTGAAACATCCATACAAGTCACACT